CCGAACCAAGCCAAATCTTCTTTCCATTGCGAGTGTTCAAATTATGAGGGTAGCCCGCAGAAGTTCCACGGTCAATTGCGTTGCAATAATCAACACCGTCAACACCAGAAACAGCTTCCTCGAAAGACCACAACCTGGGCTCCCAAGGAGCAGGAACATTGTTTCGCAAAATCCTCTCATTGACAATAACACTAGCTGTATCAAGCAGTGAATTGTCAATGCAAACAGGAGGATTGCAATACTTAAACTGGGCATTCTTTGCAGGGTCAATTGTAGTTCCTTCATCATTAGTGAACTTGTGGAGCATTGCGGGTTTCGTCGTCAATTCAAAAGCTTTGCCAGCAACACGCGTTTGCTCTATCTTCGTTTTAGTGGCAAACTTGGGTGCTTGTTTCTTGTCCATAACAGCAAAACCTTCCATATTGAAGCCTAAACCGCACTTAAAATCCTCCTCAAGAATCAAATCCTCATCCAATGCTTCCAAGCAGTAACTAGCCTGCTCAGCAGACAAGAAAACTCCCAAACATGCCTTTCTTCCTACAGAGAATGTTTGTCCTGCAGTGTGGAAACCAAGTACTGTTGGAGATCCAAAACGCTTATCAACGGTGATTAGTGGAGAGCCACAATCACCAGGTTGAGTAGCAGCTATGTATTGCAACTTATTTGATGTGAATTCATCCATGTATTGCGTAGAATAACCAATTTTGACGTATGGTTCTAGAATCAAGAGTTGATCATTTCGCAAGACTGGAAACATCGCGTCAAACCCATCCCCTTCGTGAATAGCGGATTCACTCACCAGACGAGAGGTGATGTCAGCATGTTCCCTTATACCAGGAATTGTCATGGCCTGCAGATCGAAATCGAAATTGTAAACGTTCATCTCTGCGAGCCAGTCAAACTTAAATTGAGGAACACCAACACTATCGTACAGTGTCGCGATGATCTTTTCATCACCACCGCAAACACTGTCAATGAGAGTGTTGTAATGACGAGGGAAAACAAAGGTTCTACCTCGCAAAAATGTGACATTTCCAACACGTTTCTCATTCACATACATTGTGTAGAAATTCCGCTTGACAATTTTCGTGATCAAGTCAAAGGTAGGATCGTTAGCTTCCGGGCGGTGCATCTTCGCAAATTTAGTATTTCCAAGCGCGGCTCTCGCACTTCGCCTCACCTTTCTTGCAGCACTCTGTGTCTTTCTCTGAACCTTGGAGCGATGATTAGTCTTGCCGTCGCTCTCGAAATAAGGGGCGAAGGCCTTCTTCAGTATTGCTGTGCCCGCAAAACAAGCGCTCAGAAAACCAAAAATTGACCCTAGAATCTTCCAGTTGTCGGGGAAAACAGTTTGCGGCGTGGCAAGCGAATCAAAACATTCTTTAACAGAATCCTCCCAAGTGTGGCAATCCTCATAAACCGAATCGACGTCACTGCTTTCTCCTCCTTCAGGAGCGTACGTGCGTTTGATGTACTGATGATAGGCAAGCATTGCATCTCCTTTACCATGGAGTTCTTTGTACTTCTCCTCACATGCCTTAATAAAGGAATGGAAATTATATGTCTTACCATTGTCTTTAGGCCATCCAGTCGTGAAGTCCCATTCGATGAGTTCGATTACATCCAAAGCTAGAAAGCTGGACGGATCTTCAGTGGAAAATGGATACTTGGCACGAACCTTGTCCAAGTCCAATCGCCTATCCCAGGGATTAGTCTGCGTGGGATCAATACAAAACTCCAACGTTGGAACTTGTATGACGGAAAAATCGAATCTTCGCGTTACCGCCTCGTTACACACGATTGAATTGAATTTCAAAGTGTTCCTATTAGTCGTGGCGTACAGGAAGCGGGGATTAGCATAATTTTTCTGTTTATCGGAGATAGAAGCAAAATGAAGGTGATACGGGGCTGTGTTCTTCAATCTAATAATTTCAAAAGCATCAGCATTTTCTCCTCCTGCAACATCTTTCTTCTGTCCGAAATCGTCAAAAACGATGGCTTCATGTGAAGGTCGATAACCATCCCAATATTCATTTTCGTTTGCTCGGAAGAAAATAAACTCATTGTGGTTCGCCATAAATTCACTTAGCCTGTCCTTTGGTAGCAAGCGGGCAAGCAAAGCAAGT